AGAACAAACCAAGGTTGATGTTCTTAGCTTGTTTGCGCGGTANCCCCGCCATATCGGCAACGATCTGGTGGAAGTCGGCATCTTCATCTTGGAAGGCGTCTACAGCCTCCTGAGCNCCTTGTAGCCCTATCATTTGGGCGTAGTGTACTACGATCCGTGGTTCTTGTTGCGAGTAGTCAAACGCCCCCCACTGACAGCCTTCTTCAGGGATAAATAACGAACGAATCTTTGTCCCGATCTCTGGGTCACGTGCGGGTACTTGTTGTAAGTTTGGGTTAGAATAACTAAACCGTCCTGTAACCGTACCACCGTCGTCAGACCTTAGTGGGTGTAGTTCAGCGTGGATACGACCATTTATTTGGTTTGACATAATCATTCCGTCAATGAATGTCGTTCTTGCTTTATTCATCTTTCGGGCTTCGACAATTAACTTTGGTACTTCGTGTTCGTGCGTTTCTAACCACTTTTGTTGAAAAGACGGTGAACCAAGTTCTGTAGTCGGGTACTCTAAGCGCAATGAATCAAACGCATCTTGGATAGATTTATTAGCCCAAACTTCGATATCCTTCCCACATATTTTCTTTATGTTTTGAAGGGCGGCTTCTTCTCTAGCCCGAAACCATTTCGATAAACCTTCTGCTTTTTCTAAATCAACACGGACGCCTCTCCAACGCATTTCAATAAGTAAAGGAGTAATAGAAGACTCAAGGTCAAAGATCGACCATAAGTCTTGCCGTGTTAATTCTGTCTTCTGCCATTCCCAAAGTTTAAGGGTAAGTACAGCGTCTTGTTCGGCATACGGTCCAACATACATTGGTGGTAGTTGGTGTAGCCCACCTTTAGCGTCTACATTCCACGCTTCGGCGGCATCGCGCAGTAGACCTTCGTCCTTGCGTTCTTGTAAGTATTCTTTACCGAGGGCGTTTAACGCATAGCTGAAACGATTTTCATCAATAAGCGGTGCGGCTACCATTGTATCTATAATTTTATTTTTTACTTCTATCCCTTCGCGGCGTAACCAACCTATATCATAAGAAGCGTTATGGCACACGACAGTTGCATCTTTAGATATTTGTTTTTTGAGCCAATTATAAACTAAGGTTTTATCTAAGTTGCCACCTGCTTGGTGTCGGATAGGAAGATACCCAGACCAAGTATCACAGGCAACAGCTACCCCTACAACGTGACCTTCACCCCTCGCCCATCCTGCGCCTTTTTCTTTAATAGACGGATCGTATGTTTCTAAGTCGATGCATATTTCTTTAGCTGTAGAAATATCAGGAAGATGTTCTGGAGGAGACCAATCACTATCTGGTGAGAATAGGGGTGGCTGAAGCGGATTTTTTGGCATATCTGGCTTCTTCTGATCATTGTTCCTGCCAGAGCTTACTATATTATTAACCACTTTGGCTACCCCTTATGACGAGCGCGAGTTTTGTTATTAACAAACTTTGACCTTACAGTCGTCCAATTTTTTCCTGATTTATAACCTTGTTGGTGAAAGTTTCGCATAGTTGTATAAGACCGCTCTGGTGAAGAAGGTATCTTAAACAGTTCGATTAACTTCTCATCCGTTAGTTTATTCGGTTTCTTTCTTGGCATGTTCTTTCCTTAACCCCATCTCTGCGTCTACTAAAAATAAATAGCGGCGTAAGTCTCGAATATCATCGAGGATACCTTCGTCAGCTGAATCGTTTTGAATAGCTTTAAACACATCGTAACCGTGTTCCTGTACTTGCTGTTCAATACGATCCCACTTACGTGCGAGCATCATAAACGCACCTATACCACCGCGTTTTTTCCAACTATCGCCATAAGATTTTGCTTTATTATAAAGAACGCGACCATCTTCGTCGCCTAATAAATGTATCTCGGCAAAGATATCATTACATTTTTCTTTGGATCCATTCGACACAGGCTTTCCTCCAATCCGGTGATTTAATATCAAATGCTACTTCTACTGCGGCTAACTTATCTTTGTTTTCTTTATAAAGTCTCCAAGCGTTTACCATCGGCACTGCAGTATTAATGAATATTTTATTGGTAAACACAGGTAGTTCTTCTTCAAAGAGTAACCAATCAAAAAAATCAAGAGCTTCGTGGTAAAAGGTCGAAGGTTCATCGACCAAGGGCAAAGGTTCAAGGTCTTCTATTTCGTAAGGGTCAGGGCTATAACCTTTTGGTAGTTTTTCTAAAAGTGGATCCCAAACATTACGATAAACATGAGCGTTATTACTAACTTGGTAGTAGCAACCAAGTTTCATTCCTGTCATCGCGGCAACATATTCGTGTACCATACTAAAGTGAACAGCGTTTGCGCCGTATGCCCCCCAGATTAAATCGTTAGAACGATTAGTTACAGTCATATCAAGAAGATAACCTTCTTCTGTAGGGATACTCTTAAAGAAAACTTGTGTATTACACGGAACATCTTTAGATGATGAACCAAGGTCTTGAGCTGGATCCCACATACCTAATACAACACGGCGGTCTTGTGGGTTAGTTTTTAACATTTGTATTGCTTGTTTGAGTTGGTCTACTACTCCATCTATTTCATAAGCCTCGCCATCTCTGTGTGGGATAAATGTTTCAAACCAATGCCGCCAACGATACCCATAAGCCCCATTTAGCGTAGCACCGTCATCTGAATATTCAGCTAGTTGTTTAGCAAACATAGTTAAAGGTCGAAGATCGGAACGCCCTGCAATCATCCACAACCCTTCAATAAAATGAAAGAAAGGATTACAATTCCTGTTAGCATCAAATAAGACTCTTTCATTTGGCTTCTCATATACAGAAGTTAAAGGATCGCGAAACATTAAAACTGGACCATTGCGAGAGTCCATTTCTATAGTTGGTGTTTCGCGTAGGTTCATAGTCGCAATTTGAAAAATCTCGTTTACATTTCTTCCTCTTATTACTTTCATATCGAAAACCTCCCTCTTGGTGTTCCTTCGCCATTACGCACACGTTCATATTTATCAAACTCGCAAAGACTATGTTCTATATCTCGCATTTCTAAAACAGGAAACGCGCTCCCAAACCAATCTCTACTTAATTCTAACAAGCCACACATTTCTTCGTTCCAATGGTGGCTTTTCTTTTTATAGTTTAAATCCCTTCCATGAATACGGTTAAGACCGCGCATTGCTCCTGGACCAGCGTTAGCCCAACCGTGTATATCAATCGCTTTATCTAAAAAGTGCGTATGCCTTAGATCTGTAATTAGTTCATAAGACATAAACGCACCAAGGTACGGATATTCAAGGAATAAAGCCCACGCCTCTTTAAGCGTTTTCATTTCGTGTAGTCTGTCGATAATCCTGTTTTCATCTTTTAAGACTCTTTCAACACACCAAATCACACCGTCTACTTTATCCATTCCGTCAGGCGTTTTTATTATATAACCACCTGTTACATATTTATTTTGTTTCTTTATTTCAGAACGAGCTAACTCTGAATCCCACTGTATGTGAAGGTTGTTATCCAGAAGCGTTTGTCCTGTTTCTATAAGGTTGAACCACCTAAAGATAACAGTAGCTAACATAACTTTATTGTCGTCTTTAAGTGGGTCGCGCATATTTTCACGAAACCACACGGTTGTTTTATCGTTCTCCCTAAATGGATTAGTGAACCGATACGTTTTTAAAATACGATCGTCTGTCCACTGTTCCCTAGGAAGTCCTGCTTTTCTTTTATTATAAATGCTGTGGCGTTCGTTTATCCACCAGAAAAACCGTGCGACTGCTTCCATTATTTTTTCCTCAAAATCCAATTACAGTTGTTAGCCGTTTCTGGATACGCAGTAGCAAGGATAACTCTTTGCCAATGTTTATCGAACCGCCCTTGAATATCATCAATAACGTGTTGAGGCCAACGTGTAGTTGCACGATGGTTACGCTTAAAGTTATTCATTTGGGTAAACGTCCCATAGTGTCTTTCGATGGTGTAGTATTTTTCGAGGAGGGTTTTGAGTTCTTCGTATCCCCACTCGTAGACATGGTCTTCTGGGAGTTTGTCGTTGGAGCCGTCATGGTTCGGCGTCGAGATATACGCAATGCCGTTTGGACGGAGTTTCTTCCACGACGCTTCAATCCACGGTTCAATAAACTCTCTCCCCATATGTTCAATAACTTCGGTTGTCATAAATACGTCTTGAGACTCGTCTTCTACTGGAGGTTCAGGGTTAGTCGTTAAATCTTGAAGAACGATTTTTCCTTTACCGCCTGTCATAGTTTTAAACCATTGGTGTTCGTCAACAGGAAGATCGTCGTCTACCCACCAATCGTTTAAACAAGCTGGATCAATATCCATACCTACATAACTATTTACGATTTCTTCTTTGCGCGAAACGAAAGCCTTATACAGGTAACGAAGTGTCCAAACTTCGCCACAACCGATTTCAAGAATATCAACAGGGCGACCAAGTTCTTTCGCTTTATCCATAACCAGTTGACCCATTTTACAAAATCTACTGATATGAGCTAACTCGTCTGGTCGCCAATTAGCAAGCGTACCAGCACCCGCAATATCCATACGAGTGTTTTTTGAATTATTTGCGTTTACCGCAAGTTTTCTTCTAATAGATGCCATTATTCGACTCTCCAAACTCTAATACCAATTATATCGTCTTCTTCCCAAATCCTTTGGGTAAAACGAACACCCTCTGTACGTTTTTGATAACCTTGCCGTGCTTGGCTTATACGATTACCCATACGTTTGATGTCGTCTCCTTCTTCTAAAGCAAGAAAGAACGATTGTCCAACTTTCATTTCTGAAAGGGGGTATTTTCTTTCTGCCGCTCTACGGTCTGACCCCACAGGGACAGGAACATTATCATCAAGTTTTATATTCATTTATATCTCCTATATGGCAAAAATGGGGAAGAACAACTTCTGTGTGAAGTTCATACATGCCGTTGACATAGTAACCCCTTTACCCATCGTTCTTCCCCCGAAAGGAGCATACCTACTGGTCACAGACTGGACGCATTAAGCCGAAGCAAATAGGACAGGTCACATTAGGACGCTGTTACTCCCTGCACTATGAGACTAGCTAAGAATACGAATGTATTCTTCGTCGACCATCTCACGGTGATAGTGTTTGTAGACTTTTTCTACAGGTTGCTTAGTAGGCAGGACGCCTTCTAACTTTTGACAAAACTCTTCAAGTGATATACCCCCTTTACCCCACTCTTTAAGTTTGGTGAGAATTATACGCATTTGTCTAGGACACTTATCTGGTATTGTTACGCATTCTATTACCAAAGGTTTCTTAGATTTTTCAGGTTTATCAGTTTTAGGCTTTCTTTTAGAACGGCGTCTGTCTCGTTCATTTAGTTCGTCTATAACTTCCTGATTAAATTTATCGAAATCAATATCTGGTTTTTCCATTTCTTTCTCCACTACTGGCTTTCGTTTAGGTGGCTTCCACCCTTCAGGCAAATCGAGGTATGGATCCCATTTCCAACAACCTTCTGAAATCTCTATATAAGCACCCACAACTTTCTCCTGTCTTACTATAATAAATAGTAAACTACATCTAGTCGGAACACAAGTACAAAATTATCTAAATAGGAAAATATTTATTGGTAGATGGCTGAATAATATGAAGGTTTTCTTTAGCTCGCGTTAAACCGACATAAAATACTCTTGTATCGTCATCAGGGGTTTTTTCGTAAGACTTCCAAGTTCGGTATGGGATATCCGTTAACAACATAACATTGGTTGCTTCGCCGCCTTTAGCGGAATGTATCGTTGATAATTTTATTCTAGGTTTTTTAGTTATCTTTTCGCCAGAACGAAGCATCGAAAGAATATAACTTCTTTCGGTCGGCGTAAGTGCAGTAAACATATCGTGCCAAATCTTTGGCTCTCCTATCTCCGCTTTTTCTTGTACCTCTGCGAGAGTGAGGAATTCCGTTTTGTCCATCGTTTCGAATATCTTCTTTTTCGATCCCTTAATGTACGAAACAGCCAAGAGCGCATCTTCTGGATAAAGTGTTTCACCTTTACGCAACCTTTCCCAAAATTGAACCGCCTTTACCTTCTTTTCAGATATAGACGGACTACCTTTGCGTTCAAAATACACACCAAGACTGCGACAATGTGCGTCAATTTCATTTAATAAATAGTTAGATCGTGATAAGATTAACCAATCGCCTTTGGAAACGTCTACATGCTCGAAACTTGCTTCGCTGATAACTTGTCCTTCATTCTCCCTAGCATTCCAAATTTTATCTGTGCGTGTCTTGACACGACGTATTACAGTGTCGGCTATTTTATGGACGGAACGAGGGATACGATAACTCTGCTCCAAAACGCGAGCATTCCCTCTACTAATACCAACGAGATGATCCACATCTGCCCCTGCCCATCTGAAAATAGCTTGGTCGTCATCTCCGGCAATATAGACTCGCTCCGTATTCTCTGCCAACAGCTCTACTAGTCGCCATTGTAATGGACTAAGGTCTTGGGCTTCGTCTACAAACATAACCTCTAACTTAGGTGCTATTTCTTTTTGTACGCATAAGTCTAACATATCTGTAAAATCGTACAGCCCTCTTGACTCTTTAAACCGCATAAGCCCTTTTTGGTAACGCTCTAAGGCATGCCAGTTTATATCTTCATCGTAGTGTTGATGCCACTGCTCTCTTAGGTTTACGCACCTTAACCGTGATAGACCTTCCACAAACCGTAATCTATCGTCTTTAGATAACATAGATATAGAGCCTTCTTCTAACTCCATTGTACCTGTTAGTCTCATACCCATAATGTCGTTAAATTCACGGTAGTCGGAAGACTGCATTACCGAAGTTTTCGATAATCCCAACATACGATAACATAAAGAATGAAGTGTTCTAAAGTTCGGTACATCTTTAGAAGTTAATCCAAACCGTTCTAATGTTCTTTCCCGACCTTCTTCCGAGGCTTTTTTACTGAACGCAAAATATCCAATACGGTCGGGTGGTGTACCGTTTTCCATTTCTAGTTCTATTAGATTTAAAATAGTCGTTGTTTTCCCTGTTCCAGGAGGACCAAGAATAATCGACCATGTACTTGGGTCTCTTGCCATTAGAACGGTTCCTCTTGCATATCTGGTAAATCGAACCCTTCTTCTTGGCTTGCGTGTTCTGGTACATACCAGACAGTAATACCTTTACCTTTTATATGGAAAAAGTGATGCCCACCGCCAAGCTCGCGAATGCGTGCGGCGATATTATTTCTTCCATAGTCTCGGAATTGCTGTCGAGTAAAGTAGTCTAACAGATCTTTTAACCTAAAGTAAGTTTTACCTTCTTCTGTCCAAGGTTTTCCTAATAAGATTTCATCACGATTTTGAGCTTGCGCTCGTTCAGTACAAAAGGCTTCTAGTAGTTCCATAAATTGCCCTTCTACAGAAACATCTTTTGGTACTTCAATAACGGAAACACTATCTAACATCTGTTGTATAATATTACGCCAATTATTTTGCCTTTGAGTAGGTGGCATAAAATTAAGCGCATCCATACACCGCCTTTGAAACTTAGTTTGGTTTTGTAGTTCTTCGGTAGTTAGTTCTAATCGGTGTCCCTCTACATCTAAAAACCAAATAGGTGGTTGTGAGTCTTGTTTTTGTAGGTTTCCAAACTGTGGCATACCCCCTGACGACCCGACTCCATATTCGCAAGTACGACACACGGCAGAATTACAAAATGCGGCAATCGGTTGATCGTTACACTTATATAGGTAGTCTTTATTATTTAACGCACGAACAACGGTTAAAACTTCTTGAGCCCCTAATGGCGGCTTCATAAACTTAAAGTTAAATTCTTCTACTTTCCGTTCCCAAGTATCTTGGAATTTCTTCCTTGCGAATACGCCTAAATCAAATAAACCGTTGTTCCTTGTGCCTTCTGGAAAGCCCATAGCGCATAGCGAGCGTAAACAAGGTGGCGCACCTTTTAAATCATCGTCTTCTTCTACGGATGCTAGGCTCTTTGGTTCTAAGTTTTCTAACTCACGCTTCGATATCTTTTTACTTTCTGCGTGAGCTATGAAAGCTCCAAGGTCCAAGATTCCTTCACCTTGGTCGTTGTGGGCATAGCGTGTTGAAGTATCGCCCCCGAAGTAAGGCATATTAAGGATGTTTCCTCTATCACCTTTTTCTAACAACAGTTTAATCTGTTTAGGAAAAATCTCTGCAGTACCGTATCCCAACGCAGAAGCAATTTCTTTTAATTTGCCTTGCATTAAAGATGCTTGTACTGGTTCCGATACAAAACAGAAAACGTGCGCACCACCAGACTTAGATCGAGCAACTACAAAAGGTAGCTCACTTCGTTTTACCAAACGCTCGACTAAATCTCCGTGGTTAAGGGGGTAAGTATCAATATCTATCGCACCCCAAACACAAGTATTATCTTCACGAATAGGGACAATACCTAATGATTCTTTTCCTTCTAAATGGTTTTCCCATAATTCAATTAATCGGTCGTCACTAATATCTTCCGAGACGACACGATATTGGCCTTTTTGTTTTCCTGGACCGTTATCTTCATTAGGTCGATAACACCCATAAGCAAGCCTTAGTCCAGAAAATAATTTAGCAAAATCTTGAGATAAAGACATTGGTTTCCTTTCTAATTAAAATAGAAGTAAAGGAGGGACAAGAAACTGCCCCTCCTGATATTTAGTTTAGAAAGGTACTTCGTCTTCTGGTACGTCGTTACCAGCAACACCACCTGCATCGGGGTCTTTAGCTTGTACTTCACCCGACTTAATCATTTTGAGGAAGTTTGCCCCTTCCATAATCATGTCGCGGTTAGTAGCTTGACCCTCTAAACCGATAGACCAACCGTACCAAGAACCACGGTCGTTTTGCTCAGCAATAGTTTTTAGCCGATATTTAAACAAGAACATTGGTGCTTCGACCATTGCCCCTGCCGAGTTCTTAACGCGACGTTGTTTCATTTGGCTAACCCATTTCCGTGCTTTAGAAAGCTGAGTAGAAGTCATAGCAATAACGGCTTGTGACCACTCGCTTTCGTCTTCGTTACAAATTTGCACATAAAAGTGTGCTGTTTCGGCAATATAGTTTCCATTAGACAATACAAACTGACCACGTTCATTACGAGTTGTTTGCGCTAAGATCTCACGGCTTGTGTGGGTATTAATTAAACCACCGCCGCTTTCTCTTGGAGCCCATTCCAAATACTTCTTTTGGTAGTAACAAGGAACAACAACGAGACCTTCGTCACCATCAGAAGCCTGACCAGTAACGGTATTATAAATGTTACCCTGTTCAGCACCTTTAATGTATTTACCATCGTTCTTATTTAGCTGTGGGCTTAACGCCTGTAGCACTTGTAAAAACGGAATAGCAAAGTCTTCGGAAGAAGTATCTTCTAACCCTGTTCCAAGAGAAAGAAATTCGTCGTCAACAACGGCAACTGCGCCGCCTTCTGCTTTAACAGCAAGTTCAGTAGTTTTAGTCATGATGCCCTCCTATTTGGCAATTTTAGCTTTGAAGCCTGAATACAGGCCGAATAAATCTACAGGGATATCTGTCCCTGCTTCCATCTGTTCTTTAGCAAACGCTTTTAGTGTCATATGGTGTACACCCTCTTTTAATTCAGGGTTTAACCCAATAGCAGCAATAGCTTTCACAACCTTTTCGTAATTAGTATCGCCTTTACCAAAGGCACAACTAACTTCGCGTTTGATTATATCACCGTACCCATTGTCAATGAGCCACTGGTGGGCTTCTTCTTGTCGGGCTTTAGAGATATGCGCTTTTACAAAAGGTTCTGCTTTTACCCTAGAACCATCGGCGAGTCTGATTTCAGACACACCTGCTTCTGCCAAGGCATCAGGAAGATCGTGTTCTTGTACCGCACGAAGTTTTTCTTGTGCTTCCTTTAGCTGTGTTTCGAGCGAAACTACATAACGCTCAAGTTCAAGTTGTTTATTAGCCAACTCTGCTATGCGATGGATTTCACCATCGGAAGCCTCGACATTTAGGGTATTTATTTCCTCGCCCCCGAGGATATCGTCAAGGAAGTCCTTACTCATCTTCTTCTCCATAAAGACTTAGTTTAATAGGGATATAGATTTTTTCTTGCCTATCCCATTTAAGCAAGGTTATCTCGCCGTCAAGGTAGTCTGCGGCTATCGCCGTAGCTATACCGATCAAGGCGGGATCTCCAGCTAGAAGCAGATAATCTTTGGTCGTTATCGCTTCTAATTTATCTTGAAGTAACTGGGTTATGTTTTTAGTATCAAAAACTAATTGAAAGTCAGGTGGTAATAAAACTTCAACCTCACCAAACTCTAGGGCTGGTGATAAATTCCATTTTCCTGTTTCTTGTATTAAATAAACTTTAGACAAGTTGTCCTCCGAAAAAATAAACTATATGTGTTCCCACAGTTTTTAAAGTTAAATTACTTGATAAACCTCGTCATAATCTCATAATATCATAAATAACGTGTTAACCTTTTGTTTTCGTTAAAAAACTATACTATGATATTAGTTATGAGTTTATGATAGATAAGCCGTCGCGAGAAAGAATTGCCTTTTTAGAAAACTTTTCTGCTAGAAAATTACTATACGCATTTATATATTCTACACCTCTTGTTTTAACTTCAGGTTTAAACTGGTCTAGGTTGGCCAAGATTTTTTTCCTTACATTTATATAAACATCGGCTAGTAACCAATTACCCATATACATCTGTTCTAAACAGTAGAACAAAAGCTCCATTCGATCGGCTAATGCGAAAGCTAGAATATCTGATAAAGAAAGGCTACTTTCGTTTTCCCAGCCCATCTGTTCCATAAAATTATCTTCCATTTCCATTACGATTTCAGTCATGTCTTGATTAGCCCATTTTAATATTGCAGGAATATCTCCTGTTTTAGTTTCAGGGACATCGTGTCGAAGAACAAAGATTAAAGTATCACGGGATATGTCTGGAAATAAATCGAGCAAGATCATAGCGACGCCCCAAGTGTGAGCCGCTACCGTTTGGCCTTGTCCGTTTTCTGGTTTAGTATGTAGACGGGTAATACGCCCTGCCATACGGGTATTAAAGATTTTCTCATCTAAACGAAACTCGTTCATAACTTTCTCCTTTCTGAGTGAGTTTACTAATAGGATATACTATATTATAACGGGGTTAATTACTAGGGGAAACTTATGGTCAATTACTTATTTAAAACGAAACCTTATGAACACCAACAGAAAGCATTAGACGTATCTTTTGATTCAGAGTCGTTTGCGCTTCTTATGGATATGGGTACAGGTAAATCTAAAGTTCTTGTAGATACGATAGCAAACTTAGATAANCAAGACAAAATAAACTCTGTTCTTATTCTAGCTCCAAAAGGCGTATATAAAAACTGGGTAGGAAAAGAAATACCTACACACTTTCCTGAACAGATACCGCATAAAGTCGCATACTGGGCTTCGCCTTTATCTGTTAAGCACAAAGAGGCTATTAAGGATATTTGGAAACCTGACGACTACCTGCATATATTCGTAATGAATATAGAAGCTCTTTCTAGCGGTAAAGCTGAAGAAGTCGCTACTAAGTTCATTCGGTCGCATGGTGGTGCTACACTAATCGCAGTAGACGAATCTACTGTAATTAAAAACCACAAAGCTCGAAGGTCGAAGGCGGCTGTACGACTAGCTAAACTTTGTAAGTACAAGCGCATTCTTACAGGGTCGCCGATTACAAAAACGCCGTTAGATTTATTTGCTCAATTTCAGTTTTTGGGTGAAAACCTACTAGGGTTTAAATCGTATTATGCTTTTTGTTCTCGTTACGCAGATATGGTTAAACGAAATTCAGGGTCTCACCAATATAATCAGATCCTTGGTTTTAGAAACTTAGACGAATTAACTAATTCAATTAAACCGTATTCGTACCGCGTAACAAAAGAAGAGTGTCTTGACTTACCAGAAAAGACATATACGATGCGTAGTATCGAATTAACGCCAGAACAAAAGAAAGTTTATACTCAGATAAAACAATCTGCCGTTGCGTTACTAGACGATATGGAAATGATTACAGCTAACGCGGTTATAACTCAATTATTACGGCTTCACCAAATAAGTTGCGGTTTTGTAAAAACAGACGACGGAAATGAAATAGAATTACCAAATAATCGTATGTCAGAACTTTTATCTGTTTTAGAAGAAATAAACGGCAAAGCAATTATTTGGGCAAACTACAGGCACGATATTCAAGCTATCGAACGCGAAATAGCCAAGGTTTATGGTTCATCGTCCGTTGCTAGTTATTATGGTGATACGCCTGGAGAAGAACGACAAGAAATAGTAGAACGGTTCCAGACAGACGATAACTTTCGATTTTTCGTTGGACAGCCAAGAACAGGTGGCTACGGTTTAACTTTAACAGCGGCATCTACCGTAATTTATTATAGTAATAGTTATGATCTTGAAGTAAGATTGCAATCTGAAGACCGCGCCCATCGTATTGGGCAAAACAGTAATGTAACTTACATTGACCTTATCGCTAATAAAACAGTAGACGAAAAAATAGTCAGTGCGCTTCGCAAGAAGATTAATATAGCAACGGAAGTCTTAGAGGAAGATTGGAAAAAATGGCTGATTTAATTGATACTTTTAAAAGTCTACGAAAAGAAAAAGGGCTGTCTCAGAAAGATGTTTCTGACGACACAGGCGTAGCATTAATTACTGTTTATACATGGGAGTCTAAACAAAGGCAACCGACTCTTGAAAACTTTAATAAAGTTTTAGAAAAGATGGGTTATGAATTAGCTATTCAACCGCTCGCATCCGCTGGACAAGACGTTTAGCACGGTTAGGTACTTGAGTATACCAGACTGAATCGATCATTTCATCTGCCGCTTTATTCCAATCTTTGGCGTTTACCCCTCGTTTCATTCCTCGAAATTTTGATAGACGTGGATAGCCAAGGTTAAACATCATATTGGCGATGATTAGTTGTACTTCTTCTGGTAATTCATAAAAGTCATCGTAGAGCTTTAAACAATCGCCTAGCGTTATTTTAATATCTTCTTTGAAACACTCGTCTACTCGTTCTTCAGAAACATCTGTACCAACAGGTTGTCCGTATTCAGGATCGTCCTTCTTAATAAGATGACCAATTCCAAAAGTCGGATAACCTAAATGATCAAGATAGATCTGGCAACGGATACCTTCATCTATTGCCAGTTCTTTTTTAAGAATCTCTAAGTTCATTTTGTTAAGCCTTTAGCCTTCTCGAATGTACGCATACCGCCAAGTCCAAGCATACCTAAAAGTACCGTCATTAGCGATTGCATATCAAATTCTGGTAACTCTGGTAATTCGAAACCAGAAACACTAGCACCAAAAAGAATAACAGGATTTAGAATAAAATGATATGCAAGAGCAATACCACAAGTCCAACCAATAAAAGGTCGCCAACCCGCAACGAATATACTTCTATGCTGAGCTTCGGCTTTATTGACTTCCACTTGAGCCATTGCTGCTTCATGACCATGTTTTTCAGCCATTGTAGCAATTTCATGAGCTAACCTCGCTTTTTGATCTTTATCTTCAATAAATTTATCTAGTAGTCCTGTTACAGGACCGATGAGTGTTTGTAACATATGAACCTCCGTTTTCGCTAGTATACCTCAACGGATCCTCTTTTTAAATACTTAGGTACGCAGTAAGCTGTAACCCGATCTCTTGAGTCGATCCAATCCACTGAGCCGTAATTTCCGTAACGCTTGGAGACTTGGGAGGCATAGTAATTACAGGTGGTAATAGACGCGAAATAAGCATCTCCGCTAACCAACCGCCGATCTTCTCCAGTACCAAGGTAAACGAGGAGGAGGAAGACATGCATCATTCTCCTTTCGACAGGGGCTTACTGTTAACGTACAGCCCAAACCACGCCGCCCCTGCGCCGACAATTACCGATACAAAACCTGCTTGAGCATTATTTGGTTCTGGCAGGGACATGAACCATTGACAAGTTTGATAGAATACTACCATATAACTAAGAATAAGTAACCTAGGAACAATACGCCATGCGTCTAATTTTTCTGGTGTCATTTTAATCCCCCTTTACAACAATATATGCCGTTACAAAAAGTACCATAGCTATCGCACAAGCCCCTGTTATAATAATATATTCTAAAAATTTCTGCCGCCGCTCACGTTGACGATACAAAGTCTCTTGACGTTGCTTTCGGATCTGCCCTTCCATCCGAATTAACTCGTCCCAAGCCTTTGACCCCATTGCAAACCCCATCCATTGTTTTAGTTCAGCTCGTTGTGACTCTGCTTTCTTTTTAGCGGCAAACGCTTCAAGAGCTTCTTGTTCTATAGATTTACCAGAAAATAACTTCTTAAAAATTGGTGGGTTTTTTGCTTCTTTTTCAGCTTGATCAATATCAGAAAGCGCACCCATCCATCGGCTTAAATCACCGACCATTGATTCAATATCTCGCCCTACAGCGAAACCTTTTTTAATAGCAGAAAACGCCGCCGAAGCTGTTGCCATAGCGGAAACGGGATCAATCATTTTAGCCTCAGTTTAAATTACTGTGAGCCGAATGAACGTTCTTCTAATTGTTGTAATAGTGTAGCAGCATCGCCCCGTGGAACATCTAACTGTTCTTCTAATGGTTCTCCGTATCTTTCAAAGAAAAGCCTTCCGATTATTTTTTGGGCTTCTTTCGTCAACGGTTTTTTCCTTGCTGATTCTGCGAGACTTCGCAAATAAGCAGGATCTGCTAATGCCCTTGATAAAGCATCTGTTTTCATTTTACCGCGTTGTTTTTGAAACGCAGTTAAAATACGACCAGGACGTGTAAATAAACCAACATAAGCACGAACAGCGTTCGTTAACATTGATTGTCCAGGGTCCAATATCTTTCGTTTTGGTACTTGGGTTAATGCAACTTCTGCCGCATCTACGACAGTCCGTAAATCAGCTACATACTGTTCACCCATTAGCTCTTGCATTTTAGAACCATGGTCGTTTAGATATTGGCGAATGGCGTTTGGATCAATAACTTCTCGACCATTAACCGTTTGCAACCGATCAGGTCCAAACAAGTCTTTAAATACAAACGCTTTATATTGGTTTCGAAGTGACGGATCTTTACGCAGAGCTACATCTACTTGTTGAAAGGCTGATAACCCTCCTGGTTCCCAAGTTTCCTTAAAAACAAACTCAGGTTTCCTTAAAGTACCACCAGCTAAATCAAGGTTTTTTTCTAATTCTCTATAAACGCTTTGCCTTTTAGCTTCATTATTAGCAATAACATCAGCAAATTTTCTTGCAGAACCTAAAACAGATTTTTCTGCTGGACCAAGGTATTCGTTTAAAGCGATACCATAGTTTTTAAGAAACGCATCGTGTTTAGCAAGGTTAAATGTCATTTTACCGTTCTTTACGGTTACGACATCCCTTTTCCACATATCAACTAAAGTCTTCCCAAGATCAGCTTTTAAGTCTGCGTTTTCTGGTGAGCTNATTTCTTCTGCTAGTTCACGAACGAGAGTACCGCCTTGGTCATCAGGTTGAATTAACATTTTTACAGCGGCTTCTGGATTGCTTTTTCTTAATTTTGCAACACCAGATAAAGCAGTATTTCTATAACGTGTAGCCCAAGTTGCAAAATCATCGTCAATAAGTTTAAGTTCGTCAGCTAAACCGTCTGGTAGGTTTTTACCAGAAATAGCACGATTACGAACAGCTTCTAAAGCATCAACCATTTCTGAAATAATTTCAGGACTTGGTGCGTCTTCTCTTCCGCTTTGATAAGCTAAATATGCTCGTCTTTCTAAACGCCTTAAATCTTTTATGTTATCGTTTAGTTGATTAATAGAAATCTGTTTTACGGGAACAGCCGCACCTCTACCGCCTTCTAAAGCAAAAGTATCTAATACTTTATTTATAGTAGCCAGATCTCCTGAAGAAGCAAAAGCTCTAACGTCGAGTTGATTACGAAATTGTTTTGCTAAAGCTACTGCTTCTGTTGGTTTAATTGTAGGTGCGTCTAATGATTTACCTGTTGCTTCTGCCCATTTTTCCCAAACGCCTGTATAACGTCTATCAAAAGCCTTTATGCCGTCGTCATAGTTTCTATTAACAACGTCTAATGCCGCGCTACCAATATCGCTTCTTGAACGTATTTGCGGCGGTAAATTAACTAATTCATTTATTTGCGAATCAACGCTATCAATAGCGTTATTAGCCGTTTGGTTTGCTAAAACTTTATTTTGTTCAAATGTTTCTTGTAAAGTACGTTGAACCCCAGTTCCAAGACGCAAGGCTTCTGCTTCTGTAGGAGGGGGCGTTGTTCTATCTACCCCTGCTGGCATATCTTTTTTCGCGGTTGTTTCAATAAGTTCTTCAGCTTTAGCAGTCGCTACTTTACTAGGTTGAATAACCGCTTCACCAACCCCTGCTCGTGGGGACATAGCAACACTTTCTTCTAGCCGAGATAATTCTTCTGCTTGCATTTGACGTTGAACTTTTGTTAAAACACTAGCGTCTTCTTGTTTACTCATAAATTCAATGATTTGTGCCGCTGAAGGAGTAATACCGCTTGCTTGTAATGCTTTACCTTCTGGAGTTAAAAGAAAATCATCGTAGGCTTTAATGAAAGTTTCTTCGTCAATATCCATAGGTAATTTAGGGTTTGCTAAACCTATTTTACGAGCAATAGGGGCGACAGTTTTAAAAAACAAATTACCAGCTAACCCAGCCCCTGCCGATAACCCAGCTTCTTTAAAAGCCTGATTATAGATTTCACCATCGGTCATATCTTCGGGTAAATACCCAGCTAATTGTGCAGCTTTTAAACGAGCGTATGCAGTAACCCAAGCTGCCCCTGAAGCGGCAGCAATAGAACCAGTAACACCGCCTCTTGCACCAAACATACCTGCTACTGTTTCAGTAGCGATTGGTAAAAGCGTATCCATTGAAATATCAACGACATCACCAGTAGCAAGGTCAGAAGCACCAAATGGATCGACTACGTTATATTTACCGCCAAACCGAGGATCACGGAACTCTAACCTTTGGCTTTCAGGACCAATACGAAGACCTAAGTTATAGTCTTCTGTAATTAGCCCTTCTCCTAAGAAATGATCTTTCAGACCTTTTTCTGTTATTTCTTTCATTCGTTCGTCATCATATACGGACGAAAGGCTTGCCCCAAAACGAACACCCATAGGTGCGCCTTCGTTAAGAATCCCAGCTTGAGCAGATGCTACAATATTTGGTGCTGGCTCTAATCGTTTAAAAAGGTTAGGGTCTCCTTGAACAACACCTTTTAACATTTCAAGTTGGTTATAATTATAGTCTTGTAAAATACCGCCAAAATCAGGAAAGTATTGTCTAAGGCTATCTCCAACAGTAACGGGTTGTCCTTCTTCAAACGTGTCTTGTTGGACTAATCCAGGGAGATTAGTAAGTTGGGGATTCGTTGACATTGGTGCAACGGTAGGCACATTTTGAGTTGCCGCAGTATTTTGAGAAGCCTGTTGTAACCTTTGAATAATATAGGGATCAAGGTTAATTACATCGTCTTGTGCCATTTATTGAGTCCCCTGAAGTGCTGGAATTAACATCAAAACTTCATTTAGTAAAGTTGGGTCTTGGGCTTCTAGCTGATCTATAAATGCGTCGAGTTCATCTAGACCTTGTTGGGTTCCCATATTTTTTTGTAGATCCAGTAAAGTCAATGCTGCGTTTTGTACTTCTGGTCTTGCTTTTTGGAAAGCCTCTATAGGAATAGCTGTTTGTTGTTGTAAATAAGTGCTTCTATAAGTATCTAGCGGTTGATAGCGCAAACTACCATTTTCATAGATCACACGTTCATGTAGAGTCGGGTCTGCCGCAAGCCTACGAAAAATACGTTTAGGGTCAAATCGGTATTGTGCTTCAGCGTCAGCTTCAGATGTGCCACTAGCAATAGCGAGGTCAATACTTTTTTGCATAGTTTGGTTATGAAGGGGACCTAAATTATTAGCCGCTAAATCAAGGGCGTTACTAACACCACGAATAAGCGCATCAGGATTAGCAAACCATTTGCCTTCTGCAATATCACCACCACCTAAAGTAATCATAGCGTTAGCAATGTCTTTATCCGTTAATTTACCGTCTTCACGACTACCTGCAAGAGCAAAAGCATAATCATAAACAAGGCTTCGAATATCTTGTCTATCTAATGTTAGTTGATCAAATTTTTTAAAAACACTACCTGCTGTTACCCCATAATCAGTCATTTGATCGCTATCATATAAGTGCGAATAGTCATTTCGACCAGTATATTTAGCAACAATGTCAGGGTTTATTTTAGCCCAATCAGACTTTATTACATTTAACTGTCCTCTAAAACCGCCAATAGTATTACCTAAAGCCGCTAAAACACCAATAGGACCAGCTTCTTCTCCAACAGGCTGTCTTGCAAAGACTTGAAGAATTTTATCACCAATACCTGCCGCACGAACAAAATTAGTAGTAGCGAGATCTAATTTTACCTGTTTTTGTAAAGCGGCTTGCGCTGATAAACCCTGCCCAGGATCACCAGAAGTAATCGCTTGTAAATTACCGTCTTCATTAAAAAAGAAACTTTGACCTGTAGTTGTACTAATTGCTTTTTCGATCGCTTTATTAGTTTCATCAAGCATTTGTTTCGTTCTAGTATAATTAGGGTCGTTTTCTTC